GATCAAGCGTGGCAAGCAGCGCCGCAGCCTCGACCTGGACACGCTCGCGCAGGCCATCGATGACATGAACGCTGCGCACACCATCGAGCTCGCCGTGATCGAAGAGGTACACGCGATGCCCGCTCAAGGCGTGGTCACCACGGGCCAGCTGATGGAAGCGTACGGCGCCATCAAGGGGATCATCGCAGCGCTGGGCATCCCGCGCATGCTCATCGCTCCTGCAATCTGGAAGAGCGCTCTACGTGTTTCTGCGGACAAAGACTCGAGCCGCGAACGCGCATCTCAATTGGCGCCGGCCCACGCGCATCTGTGGCCAGCGAAGAAGGACCATGGGCGGGCAGAAGCGTTTCTGCTCGCTGTCTATGGAGCACGTATCACCCGGGGAATAACGAAATGAAAAAGGCTGTGGAAATCGCGCTGTCGGTCGTGCTGTTTCCGGTAATGGTGGCTGGCCTGGCGTGGTTGCTGGGCGGCGAGGCATTCAAGTTCGGTGTCGAGGTGGGCGAGGAGGTGTGCAATTGGATCTATTCCTGAAACTACCGGGGCGCCTGCTGTGCTGGATCGGGTGGCACGATTTCCGTGCCACATTCCGCAACCACCGGTTCTTAAGCTACGGCCTGTGCTGGTGCAAGCGCTGCGGGAGGTTCAAATGAACGACTGGTACAACGACGATACCTGGTATTACCCCGAATTTTCCGTCTGGAGAAAAGCCAACGTGCCCGAAATCCCTGTCAGCACCATCACCCAGGATGTGCCCTCGTCCCTGGTCAAACAGCCCGCCGATATCGCCACCACGCTCGAGGAGCGCGGGAAGCGCTACGGCAAGTTCACCGGCCACGCGCAGATCACGCAGGCGATCAAGCATTCGGTCTACAGCCACAGTGGTTGGGCCAATCTGAGCAGCGATCAGCGTGAAGCCCTCGAGATGATCGCGCACAAGATCGGCCGGATCGTCAACGGCGACCCCAACTACGCCGACAGCTGGCACGACATCGCCGGCTACGCCCAGCTGGTGGCCGATCGGCTCAACGGGGTGGAGCGATGACTGACGAAGAGATCGCGCGAGGCAACATCAAGCACTGGGACGATTACTCTGTCGCCGGCAAGGACGACGTGCTCGCCGCCCTCGCCGCCGCGCGAGCGGATGAGCGGGCGAAACGCGATGCAGCGATTGCCGAGTTCGTGAAGATGCGCGACCACATTGGCGGCTGCACAGACGGCGGTTGCGTCATCAAGCGCCCGACCGGCATGCACACCAACGGCGGTTGCAAGTGCCCGAAGGACTACATCAAGATGCAGCGCATCGCTCGCGCCGCGCAGGATTTGGTGAGCGCCCTGAGCGCGGAGGACGAAGCCCCATCGACCTCTTCCCCCACCAACTCGTAGGCGCTCAGTGGCTCGCGTCCCGCCGCTTCGCCTACCTGGCGGATGGGATGGGGCTGGGCAAAACTCTACAGGCGATAGAAGCATGCAGACTGGTACAAGCCAAGACCGTGGTGGTGATCTGCCCGGCGATTTTGCGGATCAACTGGCGAAGAGAGTTCGAATCGCGCTATGCCGCGCTGCCGCCGGGATCGAAAATCCCTCGCTTGGAGATCTTCTCCTACGACTCCCTACAGAACAGTTCAACGCACTCAAGGATAGCGTCGATCGCGCCGTATGTGCTGCTCTTGGACGAGGCGCACTACCTGAAGAACCACAGCGCCAAGCGGACCAAGGCAGTGCTGGGGAAGTCAGGGTTGATCCACAAGGCGATGCATGCGTGGGCGCTGAGTGGCACACCGATGCCCAATCACCCTGGCGAGCTGTGGCCCTGGCTATACACCGTGGGCGCTACGACGCTATCCATTTCACGGTGGATGGAACGGTATTGTCTTATACGCTCTACGCCGTTCGGACAACAGATCAGTGGAATGACGAGAACCCCCTCGGCGATTCAAGAGCTCAAAGCCCTGGTGCAAGCCAACATTCTGCGCAGGACGTTCGCTGAAACCATGCCGGACATGCCGCCGCTGATTCACAAGACCATGCACATCGAGCCGCTTGATATCAATCCGTTTGATTGGATGAAGTTCGAGCAGCTGTACACCCGCGGCTTCGTGGAGAATCAGTTCAAGAAGCAACGCGACGCGCTCGAGACCAGCATCGCGGTCTACCGCGACATGGGCAGCACCGACCACGACGCGCAGCAGGGCTTGCTCCAGCTGACCAAGGACACCTACTCCCTCTTCAGGCGCTTCGTGGGGCTGATCAAGAGCCAGGTGGTGGTCGACATGGTGCAGGACGAGCTCGCGCACAAGATCTACAAGCAGTGCGTGATCGTGGCCTGGCACTATGATGTCATCAAGTACCTGCTCTACCAGTTTGGCGACAAGAAGATCAAGGCCCGCGCGATCCACGGCAGCACCACGCCCAAGAACCGCCAGACGTGGATCGATGAGTTCCAGAAAGGCGATGGAAAGATCCAGGTGATGATCCTCAACCCCGCTGCCGCGGGTGTGGGCATTACGCTGACAGCATCGCATCACGTGCTGATGGTCGAGCCCGATTGGTCGCCGGCAGTCAATGCCCAGGCGATCATGCGCTGCCACAGAATCGGCCAGACCGAGCCTGTGCTGGTGCGATATTTCGTTCTAAATGATTCGGTTGATGAGCGCATCATGGCAACGGTGCGCCGCAAGACCGAAGATCAGCTGAAAATTTCTTTGGCTGACAGGTTGTGATTCCCCCAATATCCAGATAGGATACGCCCCCTATGCCGCGACTCGAAATAGATATGTACGAGCCCGAGGAAATGCTCGAGGCCGCCAAATTCCTGACCACCATGGCCCAGATGCGTCAGAAACTCAAAGACGCTCAGATTGCCGCCCACGCGCGCCGCGCGGGCGAAGCACAAGCCGCCCCGTCGCCGTCTGATCCCGCCCCTGGAGCCGAACGCTCGCAGGAGTCGGAGACGACCGTCACGGAAGCGGCCCCTACAGAGGCAACGACCGAAGCGCCCAAGCGCCGTGGTCGTCCGCGCAAGAGTTCCGAGCCCGCCAGTGCTGCTCCCACTGCTAACGAGGACGTCGCTCCCCCGGCGCCTTCGGCGGGCTTGGAACCCCAATCGGGCGAGCTGACGCTGCGCGACGTGATCGCCGCCAGCGATCGGTTCAAAGCCCGCGTGGGGCTGGCCCAGTCGGCCGGTCTTCTGAAGAAACAGTTCCTCCCGGCGCACGACCTGGCCTCGTTCGCCGAAGTGCGCGACGCGCCGCACCTGTGGAAGCAGTTCATCGAGTTCTGCGACACGGTGCAGGCATGACCGGCGCGGACCAGCGGTTGCTCGATCTCCTCCTGGCGATGGCGGAAAACAGCGCGCGCGAGGCGATCAAGGCTTTTCCCAACAGCCTGCCGTCTGAGGGGGACGAGGTGCAGACCGCCATGTGCTACGAAGACGTCGGCCCTTACAAGGTGGTTGCGTCGGTGATCATCCAGTGGAAGGGAAAATGACCGCCCACAGCCAAATCGGAGCCTCGTCCATGCACCGCTGGGCGGCCTGCCCCGGCAGCGTGCGACTGTGCAAGGACATCCCGAGCCGATCGTCAGCGCATGCGGATGAGGGCACCAGGGCGCACGACCTGGCCGCCAGCTACCTCGAGGGCCGCACGGTCGCGATGGCACACGAGCACAACGTTGAAATGCTCGAGGCGCTCAAGCCCTACATCGAGTACTGCGGCGCGCTGATCGCGCAAGGCGGCCACTACTGGATCGAGCACAAGTTCGACCTGGGCGAAGTCTACCCCGGCCTGTTCGGCACGGCAGATTTCGTCTCCTACGACGACGGCGTGCTCGAGGTGGTCGATCTGAAATACGGCGCCGGCGTTCCGGTCGACGTATTGGGAAATCCCCAACTCCGGTACTACGCGCTGGGCGCCGTGCTGTCGCTGGACGTAACCCCGCTCAAGGTGCGCATCACCATCGTCCAGCCCCGGTGCCCGCATCCCGATGGCCCTGTTCGGAGCGAAGAGCTTGACTTCCTCGATCTACTGGACTTCACCAACGAACTGGTGGCCGCAGCGAAAGCGACTACCGATCCAAGCGCGCCGCTCGTCGCCGGATCTCATTGCCGCTGGTGTTCCGCGTCGGCAATTTGCCCCGAACGTAGACGCGTGGCTGACGAGGCGATGTCGCAGGATTTTAAAGCGTCGCCCGATGTACTCGCTGACGTACTGGGTCGTGTTGACGAGATCGAAGCCTGGTGCAAATCCGTGCGCGCCTACGCCTATGACGAAGCCATGATCGGTCGCACG